GGCAAATGCCAAAGCCTGATCAGCTGCATCAGTTGAGTATGCCAAAACTGTGTCCCTAGTTCCCTCTCGTTTGCCATAGATGATTTGGCTGTTGCCATCGCCGCTAGTTTCCTGCCCCCCTGAATAGGTGACGGTAACTGTGTTTACGATCTCATACAAACTGGATTGAGTAGATAATCCAGAGGCCAAAATGTCATTGTCGCTTAAAGCGATTGGGGTGTAGGCATCTCTTTCTAGATAACCGTCGTACCTGATCTTTCCATTTGGGCCTTCAAATAAAATACCTCTAGCAGAATCGGCAAAGGTTTGACATTCAGCCAAAACGCTATCTACACCTATTGCTGGTATTGATAAATCGTAATCCGCGATTGGCACAGGAAATGGTGGCTCAATATAATCCTCAATGGTGTACAGATCCAGCCAACTTAAGGTCGGGTCATAATTAGCCCAAGTTAGAGTAGGTGCAACCTCATCCCAACTTATTAAAATGCCACTTCTTAATTCATCCACTATTAGTGCGAAAGACCGGACATTGACCAAAACTGGCGTGTAAGGCAATTTTGCATTATTTAACAATGAAAGGTAACCAATTCCGCCGATTGAATAATTAGCCACCGATCCCTCTTGACCGTAAGCCTCCAGAGTAACGTCAATGTCTGAAACTATTCCTCCAAAAATTGTCACATCGCCAAGGCTTGGGGTTGCTATGTCAACCCTTATTTTCTGCCCAAGTGTGAATGTGTAAGGCAGATCAGCAGTAGTCCAAAAGTTTACAGCTGCATAACCTGCCTCTGGCTGAACCGTCAAATCATTGCGCCCTGATCTGATTGAGATGCTGTTCAGCACACTATCGTCACTGATTGCCACATCATCTATGTAGATTGTCGGGTTTGGATCGTAGGTTGTCACAATGTCGAGCCTACAAGGTTGATCGGTGCAGTTCGTTTTGCTGAGTTTTGCAACAATCGCTCAATGCTGCGGCGAGCAGACTCACCATCAATTACGCCGTTCATAATTATGGTTACACCAGAACCGCCGTTTGGACTAATTGACCCATTGCGACCAGCTGACATAGTTAAAATTTCAGGTCCACGTTCACCTACCAAATAGGAGTTACCACCCGTTACAGGACCACCCAAGGCCCGTGCGCCCAAGATACCCTGCTGTCCGGTTGGCACACCAATAAAGTCTTGGAAAGGTTGCTCAACATTCCTACCAAACCAAGTTAATGCTTCTTTTCCATTACGGTAAGCATTAGCGATGGCGTTTATTGCAGTTGCTACATTTGTTAAGGCTTTTGCCATTGTTTCTAAATTGTCATTGCCTTTAGTTGCATCCGCACCAGATAAAGCACCAAACAAGTTACCAAAGGCAGTCGCCAAAGTTCTAAGTGTCGTTCCTAGATTGTATGCGCCGCCCTTATTGCCACCAGTTAATTCATTTTGCAAGGTTTTAACTTTGTTACTTAATCCGCTGTTTGGGTCTTTACCTGTAAATCCAAGGGCAACTAGATTAACTTGGTCCAATAAAGTTTTTAGTACTGGTATTAGTTTTGCGCCCAAATCCTCTTGTATTTCGCCAAAACGCTCACGCAAAATTGCTAATTGTCCGGCATAAGTTTTGGTATTTTCCGCAGCTGATCCGCCAAATAATTTTGTCAATTCTTTTTGCGCTAAAGTGAAATCGCCAGTCTTTTTTATGTTTTCGTCTAATGGAATGCCTAAACGAGTAAGCGCGCCTAAGTTGCCATTGTACGCCTTGCCAAGGGCCAAACTGACAGTTTCTAAATCTTTGCCGGTACCTGAACTTATGTCTATTGCTAAACTTAACAACTCTTGAGATGTCGTTAGGTCTTGAGTAGCAACTGCTAAAGATGCAAGTGCTGGGCGTAATTTTGTATCTGCAATGCCATAGGACATTTGTTGCTTAGTGATCCACGTATCAGTAGCTGCGATTTGTGAATCAGTTGCCCCGGTTGTCAACTTTAATGCTGTGGCAAGTTTCTTTTGGCTTTGTTCATCCTCGGCAGCTGCTTGGACTGCATCCACTCCAATTTTTAAGGCCATTGCCCCTGCAGCAACACCAACGGCAGCAAAAGCCCTTGCCATAGTTGCGCCGCTTGCTTTCGTGGTTTTACCTAGTTTGCTTACATCGGTGTTGGCACTTTTCATGCCTTGACCAAACTTGGCTACATCTGCAAGCAGATTGAGTTTAAGGGTACGAGTAGTTGCCATTAGTTTGATTTACTCCAATTTTTCAAAACATCATCAACGGCTTTGAACCATCGGCGCGTGACCTCTGGCTGTAATGCCTTGAGTGTTGGGAATATCCAGTAACCCTCGTTGCCTCTACCGTTGCTCGGTGAGCGATCTGGGAACTTGTAACCACCATTTGGAAACAAACCTTTTGAGCCTTTAGCGTTACGGTCTGCGCCAAACTCGTTACCGAACAAAAGCACACCAGCGTTTGCCCCACCTGATGCTCGCCCTCTTGATCCACCGATAGTTATGTTTGGTACTCGGTCTTTATTGCCTCTAACGGTACTGGCAACAATGGCTGTTTGCGCTGGCATTGGACCTCCAACATAACCAGCCATTTTTACGGCTTGGGCAGTCCATTGACTTATAGAAGTGACATCATCTTTTAAGGCTTTTTTGCTGTCATCATCCATTTCTTTTAGAGCTGCATAAAGTTCTCGCAAATCTTTTTGGTCAGGTTGCACACTAACTGTTGTCTTAAGTTCCATGTCACCTGTTCCTTTCTGCGATCAGCTCGAATGCTGTTTCAATGTCTGTAAGCGACCACTGTGCCAACTCACTTAATGCGATGCCAGTATGAGTGGCAAGCGCAATTAAGTTTCGCTGGATGCTTCCGGGCTTATGGCTTTTGGGTCCTCGGTCACCACATCAAATGTGTCAAAGATCGTTTCGACCCATGTTTGATGCATTTTTAATTCGGTGTGACCAGCCATAACGCTTGCTTTGTAAAGCACATACGTTATGACTTCAAGACTTCCAGTTCCAACCTTTTCTTGGGCTTGGGTAAATGTGTAGCCCAAGTCGCGTTCCAGTTGAATCCAAAGCCAAGCCGAGTCATCGCTCACTATGTAGTTATCGCCCTGTTGTGTTTTAATTTCGTATTTCATAATGGTTGCCCTGTTCTATTCATTAAGCCCGAGTGACCGAGCCATCCTCAATGACAAATTCAAGTGTGGTTGTTAGCACGTCAGTTGCCGCGCCACCTGCTGGTGGAAATACTGGAAAAACATTTCCTGTGAATGTATCGCCATTTGCATCAAAACTGAATGCTAATGATGTATCTGGGCTGTTCTTAGCTGCATCCCATAGAGCCGAGCAAATGCCGGTCGATGAGTTCCAGTCAGCAAACATTTCAACTGACAAAGTGCCTGACTTGTCTACTGTCTTGTAAGCGCGACCAGATAATACTTCTAGAACCTGCTGGTTGTTTTCTAGTGCCATTGTGACACTGCTTGCCTGGTCTGCGTACGACACCGAGTTGATGGTCAGTGTGAGATTGCGACCAGTTACATATACTGCTGGCATTTTTCTTACCTCTCTTAGTTGGTTGTTACCATCTCGATGTTGATCTGGCTGATAAGCATGTCGGCATTGCCGATTTGCTGGACTGACGGTTGTGACCATCCACCCAAAAACGCGATGTTATTGGATAGTAAATCGGTGACCGACAAAATTAAAGTTTCCAAGTTGGCCAAGGCTGCTTGGTTGTCAGCTGCATTGACGATACAAGTGATGTCAAAGCGCACACTGATCCGTGAACCACCAATCGCGCTGACTGTCATGTAAGGCGATCCCGGCACAAGCACAATGGCTGGTGGCGTGATGTTCTCATTTGGGTATGCGTAAACTACACGCCCGGCAGCTCTTAAAGTTTCTGCCAGCGCATTACGCAAAGTTACAAGGTTAGCCATTAGCCGACCATGCCTCTAGTGTCCATCCACTTACCAAGCAAACCTGATACTCGGGTGAATAGGGATCGGCCTAAACGGTACGGGGCTGGGCTTTGAAAGTCCACACCCTGCTGGCCAAGTGTGCCAGTGCGAGTGATCCAGATATCACAGGCGATTGCAAGGGCTGCTTCGCGAACTTCTGGGATCTCGTCATAATCAACAAACTCGGTGTCTCTTGCAATTCCATAAGGCACTACCGCCTGTTTTGGATTTGTTCCGCTGGTAGTTACAAATGAGAATGAATACTCAGTGCGCTTGGTCAAAGTGTGACTGCCATTAAAATGTGCACCACATCCATCGACTGTTAAAGTCTGTCCCACATAAAAATCATTCACTCGGTCTGTGTAAAGCGTGGCAAGTGTGCCTGTGCGCTCTCGTGAAACGATTGCGTATTGGTTTTTGGTGAGTAAAGACAAAAGAATGTTTTCAGCTGCATCGGCGCACTCTTGGACTAGGGCATCAGCGTAAATGTCACCAATACCTAAGACGGCTTTTAACTCGCTTAGTGTGATTAGTGCCATTTGATACTCCTATTGTGTAAGTGTGTGGGGGACACAGGGCCGCATCCCCCACACTTCTGACTAACTTGATTTAGGTCAAGTTAAAGCGGCGTACGCCACCAGCGACCAAAACACCTACGGCTAGGTAGCCATAAAGCATGGTCTCGATCTCGCCTGATGTGACCACGTTTGTGGACATACGCAAGATTGGGCTTTCGTAGATTGCAACGGATGATGGGGTCACAATGAATGCTGACTCATCAATGGTTGTTGCAACTGCGTTTGGATCTACATACAGATCAAGTCCAAGCACGTTGCCGCGTAGGCTTTGTGGGCCAGCAACTCCGCCGTTGTTCTGTGGGTTGTATGCGTTGTAGATTGGGCGACCAGTTGTATCGGTTGCGCCCATCAATAGTGACCACTGTGAAGTACCTGCGATGTATGCACTTGGTAGTTCGCCAGTTGCTAGGTAAGCAGCTGGGGCTTCAGTGGAAACGTAGGAAATGATACCAGCGGATGTTGCTGCAACTGCGGTAGCTTGTGTTCCACCTGCGGTAAGTGCTGCAATAACTGCTGCATCTGTTGCCTTGTTGTAGGCTCTCGTCATATTATCCACCATGGCTTGGAAAAAGTCAGGACTTGACCGTTCCAACAGCTCGACAGAATAACGCTGCATACCTGCAAACTTGTTCACATCTAGGTTGACGTATGAGGACACAATGCCAGTTTCTGATGGGCCAGCACCTTCGTTGGTGTCTGCAACAGTTCCACTGGTTGTGATTTTTGGATGGCTGATAACCATGCCTGATGCAGTGATGGCGCGTGAGCCAATAGCATCGATGGCTGGTCGTGAACCGATGGATGTATCAATTACCTGTGATACAAACTGGGTCGGGCTAAATGCCGGGTTGGTCGAGAATGAATCATCGGCGGCCATTACATACTGGGCGGAATCGTGATTGCCCATTGTTGCCTTGATCTTATGCTCAAGGTATGTTGCTTGGCTGTTGATCGGTGAACGTGGCTTTGCGTAAGCCACTGGTGCTGCGGCAGTAACAACCGCGGCTGCGGTCACTTCATCTGCCACTGGTGCGGTTGTTTCTTCCACTGTGTTCTCCTGTGGTTGTTCCTCGGCAGGTTGTTCCGCCTCGGTGGTTTCTGGGTTTTCCTCATCGGCCTCTGTGGCTGCGACTTGGGAAATCTGTGCATCCTTGAACGCTGGGTTAGTTACATGAGCAACGGCTTCAAGTTTGGCAGCTGATACGACCATCACGCCTTTCTCGATGGTGTATTCGCCGACATTGGCTTCGATGCTAAATGCCGGGCGCAATCCCTCTGATGCCTCGACTAGCGCATCATTGCCAGCACCCGTTGGCGCGATCTTAAATGCCATCGAGATTCCTGCTGGTGTGACTTCCTCTGATCCAGCGATGCCGCGACCTAATGGGCGTGTGCGGTCATGTTCCATGTTCAAAACGATCTGGCTTGGATCAATTTCGCCAAACGCGCCAAACTCAAAGCGCACTGGTCCAGCCGATGTGTTGCCAACTTTGGCAAAAGGTACGACAAGGCCTTTAATGGTGCGAGTCTCAACATTGGCCGCTAATACTTGGCCCTCAAAACTAAGTTGCATTTTCATTTCCTCTCGGTGCTAAATCCATTTCCTCACGCGCTTCATCTACGCTAATTAAGCCGTACTCAAGCATCTTGCCGAGGACTTCGATCTGCTCTAGTGGGTTTCCGCGCAAGTAATCGTCTAGATCGAATCTGACTTTGCTACCGCGTGGAGTCACATCGTTCATGCTCAAGCGTTCCTCGATGCAACTCATGAATGGGCGCAATGAGAAATCGACAAGGCTTCGGCGTTCTTGGCTCACGTTGGAGTAAGTCGCGCTGGCTGATTCTGCGTTGATGTACCACGCTGGGATGTTGCACATTCGCGCAATTTCAGCTGCTGTGTTTAGCCTGGACTCGGTCAACTGCATTTGTCCGGCATCGTATCCAAAAGTCGTGACATCCAATGGGCCTGATAGGTAAGCAGTTGATCGTGTGGCTCGGGCTTGCTTCCACTGGGCCAGTAGGCTTGACACCTGCTCTGGCGGTAGATCAACGCCACTATTTTTGATGACCATTGTTGGGTTTGGCTCGCTGGCCATACGCTGTACGGCTTCCTCAAGCTTGAGCGCGGTTGAGATAGTGCGGCCACCTCGGTTGAGTATGCCCTCATCGATTCCGCTAAACATAATCAGCGATCCCACACCAGTCATAGGCAATAAGCCGCCCTCGATGTAGAAACCGTTCACGATCTCTTGGGTATTTAAGTCTGTTGTAAAAGTAACCCGAGTCGGATCAATTCGGCGAGCCTGTGTTGGTCTGCCATCCTCTGGGTTTACTTCAAGCACCTGCCAGAATGATCGGCCATGAAATAACAAATCCTCGACAGTCCAAGCCATTGTCACAGCTAGTGGGATCGCTGGATCAGGCTGTTCAAGAATCTTGCGACCCTCGATCTTTGCGCCTGTGATGTCGTTGTATGAGTTTAGGCCAAGGGTTGCGATTGTGCCAGCGATGATGTTTCTGGCTCTGGCAACTGCTGGCACTTGCATCGCACTTGAGCGATCAACGCGAAAAGTATTGAAAGGCGTGAAGTAGGCATCTTGGTAAAAAGGGATGGCGATGCCGGCACGCGCTTCGATCTGTGGCTTTTCAGTGGGTGTACCCAGCAAAAAATCTATGAATCCCATTTTGCCATTACAACACAAACCAATGACATTGAAAAGATTTGTCAGGCTTTGTCATCTTGTTGCGCGTGTTGTCACACAGATCGGCCAGTTAGTCCTAGTGGTCTTGATCCCTCTTTGATAACTGGCCGACCTCGGGTGAACCCAAGGCAGGGTTAAGCACTAATAATACTCACACTCTGTTGTGGTTCAGTCGCGTGACCCACCGCCATGACCAAAGCAACTGCCGCGCTGATCGGTACTTGCGCCGCCCTGCGAGCAATGCGCCAACCGCCGTCACTGGCTGGCCGTCTAGCGCAACTGACCAAATGGCTGTGCATGGTTTCTTGCG